GTAAGTCGTTTATCATTTATCTTTTGGCGCGTTGGTACAATTTAAAAACTCTGATTGTTGTTCCAACAACCTCGCTTGTTCACCAAATGTCCAGTGACTTTGTATCATATGGGTGCAAGGATGATATTCATAGGATAACAGCAGGTGTAGACAAACAATCAAATCACCAGTTTGTTGTTACAACTTGGCAATCAATATACAAAATGCCAAAGCAGTGGTTTTCGCAGTTTGGAATGGTAATCGGCGACGAGGCGCATTTGTTTAAAGCAAAATCGTTATCGTCAATTATGGAAAAACTGGTTGACTGTAAATATCGTTTTGGGTTTACAGGAACTCTTGATGGTACTCAAACGCATAAGTTGGTACTTGAGGGTTTGTTTGGTAGTGTAAGAAAAGTTACAAGCACTGCTGAACTTATTGAACAAAAACACCTGTCATCGTTTAATATCAAGTGTGTGGTGTTGAAATATCCAGATGCGATTTGTCAGGCATTGAAAAATGCAACCTATCAAGATGAGATGGATTTTTTAGTTAGGAACGAAAACAGAAACAGGTTTATAAAAAATTTATCACTCTCATTAAATGGCAACACCCTTTTATTATTTCAATATGTAGACAAACATGGGCAAATATTATATGACATGATCAAAGATAATCAAGTGCCTACATTTTTCGTCCATGGCGGTGTTGAAGGAACTGAGCGTGAAGAAATAAGAAAAATCGTTGATGCAGAAAACAAGTCAATCATTATTGCATCATATGGTACGTTTTCTACGGGAATAAATATCCGAAACCTTCACAATATTATATTTGCCAGTCCGTCAAAATCTAAAATTAGAAATTTGCAGTCAATTGGTAGAGGGTTGAGAAAAAGCGAAACAAAAGACCAAGCAACTTTATATGACATCGCTGATGATTTATCTTGGAAGTCTAGAAAAAACCACACTATTGGACACTTCGTTGAACGTTGCAAAATTTATGATGAAGAAAAATTCGAATACAAAATCTACACCACGAGGCTAAAGATATGATCAAAATTATCAAGCTGGTTAGCGGTGAGAGCATTATCGGAGAACTTGAAGCGGATAGCATAGACCCAGCAGTTGTCTATGATCCTATGGTCATTGACATTTATAAAGATGAAGATGACAACTCGCATATGCGCCTAGTCACAGCAAATGCACTGTCTTCTGAAGAACATTTGGTTTTCGAGAAAAAACATGTATTGACTTTTTATCAGCCCCAAGATATACTAGTTGAATACTACCACCAAGTCCGTCATATGGTTTCAGAAGATAAAGTTATTGCTGAAGAAAAGATTGGTGAGGCTCTTGACAGGGTCAAGGGTAAAAAGGTAGAAATTGAAGAGTTTTATGAGACTATATCAACACTGTTTGCAGCAACAAAGGAAACAGCGAACACGAATTTTCATTGATGAAGGATAGATTATGAGTTCAAATCATTATGTTGACAACAAAAAACTTTATGCAGAAATGCTGAAGTATATCGCAAAAGTCAACGAAGCGAAAGAAAAGGGTGAAAAGAAGCCACGCATTCCAGAGTATATTGGATACTGCATTTTACAAATTGCGACACGTTTGGCAACCAAACCGAACTTTGCTGGCTACACTTACAAAGATGAAATGATCAGTGATGGGGTTGAGAACTGCCTCACCTACCTGCACAATTTCGATCCAGACAAGTCAAGCAATCCTTTTGCTTATTTCACACAAATTATATACTATGCCTTCCTGCGTCGTATTTCCAAAGAGAAAAAGCAGACGTATATCAAGCATAAGAGTTTTGAGAACGCACTGGTCACAAACAACTTGGTTGATATGTCAAGTGAAGACCTTGCCCACTTTGATGGAATTTTCTTGAACACTGATGAGAAAATTTCAGACTTGATCGAGAAATTCGAATCAAAAATTGAAAAGAAACAACGCCGTAAAGGTGTTGAAAAATTTATGGAATCGGAGGAAGTTGATGCAGATAGCACTAATAACTGATACACACTGGGGTGCTCGCGGAGACAGTTTAGCATTTGCAGATTATTTCAACAAATTTTATTATGATTTTTTCTTTCCTTATCTAAAACAAAACAACATTCAGCAGATAGTTCACTTGGGCGATATTGTAGATCGTCGCAAGTATATCAACTATCTCACTGCTAGAAATTTAAGAAAATTCGTAGGGTTTTGCCATGACGCTGGTTACAAACTTGATGTTTTGATCGGCAATCATGACACTGCTTTTAAAAATACCAATGAAGTAAACTCTATGCGCGAGTTGTTCGAGCATAGTGAGTACAACGTTGACTATTACTATGAACCAACAACCAAAGAGTTTGATGGGGTAAAGATTGCCCTCCTGCCTTGGGTTTGTTCGGGAAACTATACACAAAGCATGAAGTTTATTGAAGAAACGGATGCTCAAATTTTGTTTGGTCACCTTGAGATTCAGGGGTTTGAAATGTACCGTGGTTCATTCAACGACCATGGGTTTGATGCTAAACAATTTGAAAAGTTTGATATGGTTTTGTCTGGTCACTTTCACCATAAGTCAAGCAGGGGTAATATTCATTACCTCGGTGCGCCATATGAAATGACTTGGTCAGACTATAATGATCCACGTGGCTTTCATATTTTCGACACTGAGACACGTGAGTTAAAGTTTATCGAGAACCCATATAAAATGTTCAGCAAAATCTTTTACGATGACGCTGGCAAAAACATGGATGAAGTTCTCTTGTTTGACCCAACCCCATACAAAAATCATTATGTCAAGGTGATTATACGCAGTAAAGATAGTCCAGTATGGTTTGACATGTTCATTGACAAACTAGAAAAGACTGGCATATCAGATCTTCAAGTCCTTGATGATCACTTGAACTTGAATCTTGAAGACGATGGCGACATCATCAATGAGGCTGAAGACACTTTGACAATCTTGAGGAAGGTTGTAGATGGGTTGGAAGTTAGCATAGATAAAAAAAGACTTGACATATTTCTGCAAAACCTTTATACTGAAGCATTGTCCGTAGAGTAACGTATGATCTTATTCAAGACGATACGTTGGCAGAATTTTCTGTCAACGGGAAATCAGTTCACCGAAATTAATCTAAACCGAGCCAAATCAACTCTTGTAGTTGGTGAAAATGGTGCGGGTAAGTCTACTTTGCTTGACGCTTTGTCATTTGCTTTGTATGGCAAACCATTTCGCAATATCAACAAGCCACAACTTGTAAACTCAATCACACAAAAGAATTGTTTGGTTGAATGCGAATTCAGCATTGGCAGTAAGGACTATAAGATCCGTAGGGGTCAGCGCCCAGAGGTGTTTGAGATTTACTGTAATGGTGGGCTGATTAATCAGAGCCCTAACATTAAAGAATATCAAGAGCATCTTGAGGCAAACGTCCTCAAAATGAATCACAAGTCGTTTGGCCAAATTGTTGTCCTTGGCTCAGCAAACTTCATTCCATTTATGCAGTTGCCAGCCTACACTCGCCGCGAGGTGATTGAAGACCTACTTGATATTCAAATTTTCTCGACGATGAATAGTTTGTTGAAGGAAAAGGTCGCAGCAAACAAAAATGAAATCATGGATGCTGAGCATCAAATTGATCTGATCGAAAATAAGATCGAGATGCAAAAGAAAAATATTGACTCGTTGAAATTGAACAATGAAGAGTTGGTTAAGCAAAAACAGGATATGATTGACGCCACCAGAGGTAAGGTGGCTGATGCAAACAATACCATAGCCAACCTGAGCCTTGATATTGAGCGACTGCGAAACTCAATCAACGATCAAGAAAAAGTTGAACAAAAACAAAAGAAAATCCTTGAACTGGAAAAGAAGTTGGAGGATAAAATTCGTTCAATTAAGAAAGAGTTGAAGTTTTTTGAAGAAAATGATAACTGCCCAACTTGTAAACAGGGTATACATGAAGAGTTCAAGTGTGAAAAACTGAACACTCGCAATGAGCAAATGACCCAAGTCAATGATGGGTTGTCTCAGTTGTCCAAGGAGTTTGAGGCATTACAAATTCGTATTGGGGAAATAAATTCAGTCAACAAAGAAATTGAGTCAATCAACCGTCAAGTTACTGAAAACAACAACAAGATTTATTCATGGAACGAGACAATCAAGACCTTGAATGAAGAAATCGAGTCAATCAAAAGTAACACCAAAGTTATTGATGCCAACAACGTTGAAATCGAAAACCTACAAACTGAATTGAATGAGAAAAGAGTTGGATTGGACACACTCCATCAAGAAAAGAAAATTCAAGATGTTGCATCAGTGTTGTTGAAAGACACTGGTATCAAAACCAAAATCATCCGTCAGTATGTTCCAATCATGAACAAACTGATTAACAAGTACCTCGCATCAATGGACTTCTTTGTACAGTTTGAATTGAATGAAAGTTTCAAGGAAACGATCAAGTCTCGTTTTCGTGATGAGTTTTCATATGACTCATTCAGTGAAGGTGAAAAGATGCGTATTGACTTGGCTTTGTTATTCACTTGGAGATCAATCGCTAAAATGCGTAACTCGGCATCTACAAACTTGTTGATCATGGATGAAGTGTTTGACAGTTCACTAGATGCTACGGGAACAGATGAGTTTTTGAAAATACTTGAGAGCCTTACTGCTGATACAAATGTTTTCATCATCAGCCATAAGGGTGATCAACTGTATGATAAATTCCACTCAGTGATTAAATTTGTAAAGAACCAAAATTTTTCGAGGATGGCATGATTAGGAAATTAATTGATTGTGAGCACGAGTTGCTTCGGCAAGAGATGCCAGAGTTTGATTTTATGAATCCGCAAATCAATCCAGTTGAGTTGTACAATGACTTGGCTCACACTATGATCGAACATCATGGTATTGGTTTGTCAGCAAATCAAATTGGTTTACCACATCGTGCATTTGTTATGCGTGCTGAAGAAATCATTGGTTGTTTTAATCCCCGAATTGTAGACTATTCATCAGAGCAAATTTACCTTGAGGAAGGTTGCTTGTCATTCCCAGGGTTTTTCGTGAAGATCAAGCGCCCAAAGAAAATCAAGGCAAGATATACTTTACCAAACGGTGAAACAGTAACTGAGACGTTTGATGGTATCACTGCCCGATGTTTCCAACATGAACTTGACCATTTAAATGGTTTACTATATACTAGTAGAGCGAATGCATATCATCTTGAAAAAGCCAAGAAGAATGCAAAAAAGTTCAACAAGTATCCAGTCAAACCGATGAGTCAACTTTCAGATAAGTCGAGGGAATTTCTATCATGGTTAAAGTAATCGTAGCGAAAGAAAAATTTAATTCCGAGCACTTGCTTGGCACCTATCTTGACGAAAGTCATTATGACATTTTGGTCGAGGAAGACACTGACTGTTACATGCCAGCAATTTCTGACTTGACCAGCGCAAACGATTCAGAAAAGTTTGATGAACGCCAAATCGCATTCAAGTTTCGTAAAAACTACTTCACCCAAACAGAACAAGATCAGGCATATATCGGTTTGCGTGAAGCCGCAACTGAGAGCCAAAACCGAGGTCTTGCTGCGGGACCACGTGGTGAAATTTTAAGCACCACTGGTCGAAAGGGTCGTGATTGGGTCAATGATTATGAACTCGCAATCCTTGATCACTTTTTAGATGATGGCAGCAAATTAATTTATGATGTCAACGTTGATACCCTCCGTGAACAGTTCAAAAATAACAAAATGGATGTTGACGAAAATCGAGGTAAAGTTTGGTTACGGTCAGAGGTGACTAAAGTTTACCCAGAGTATCATGGTTGGTTTGACAATTGGGTTGACTCAATTAAAAATGAATCGCGTGAGGTTCAAAAAGCCGAAGCGACCAAAGTTGCTGAAAATTGGATTTCAGTTACTAATTATGCCAAGTCAGTTTACTCTGGCGTTGCTGGATGGTATGACCGCTACCCAAGAATTCCATACGGTCGTGCAACGTCGTATACTGAAAAAAATCCAGACAAGTTTGCTATGGCTTATCCGTTTTTGCAATCACTGAACCGTGGCTTCAAAGATTTAATGCCATGGCGTTGGGGCAATCAAAAGGCTGCTGCTGATAAACTGGATAAACGTTTCCTTGTTCCTGAGACTGTATTCACAACTATCACGGTCAATAAGAGTTTCCGCACTGCTGCTCACCGCGATGCTGGTGACTTGAATGCAGGTTTGAGTAACTTGCTCGTTGTTGGTAGTGGTGAATACACTGGCGGCTACCTTATTTTCCCCGAGTACCGAGTTGCCGTCAATGTGCGTCCTGGCGACTTGTTGCTTGTTAACAATCATGAAATTATCCATGGTAACACTGAGATTAAACTGAACCATGACAAGGCAGAGCGCATTTCGCTGGTTTGTTATTTCCGTGAAAAAATGCTTGAGTTGAAGTCATGGCCATATGAATCACTTCGCCGTCAATTTGTCGAAGAAAGAAAATCAAACAAAGACCATCCAATGTGGCGCCCACTTTGGAACGGTGTCAGCCCAGGAATGTGGGAAACTCAAGAGTGGCGAGACTATTTGACCAAGCACAATATGAAAGATGAAGATGGCGTGGTTGGGGTTGCTGGGTCACTTGAGGACTTTTTCTAATGAGTGAATTCAAACTTGGCAGTTGTTTGGACAATTTTGCCAATGAGGTTTATGATTACCTGTTCATGAGCCCACCTTGTTATGAAGACCTTGGGTTCTTTGGCGTCAGTATCAACGAACCAGAAACTTACAAGACCAAGTTTATGAACAGCATCGTTCCTATGATGAATCCTAGACTTGGCACAGCCACCGTTTCCTTCACTGGAGACCGTCGCAATAATGGCAGGGTGTTGCCAAAGTTTAAATTTGTCATTGACTCTTTTTTGGAAAACGGTTATTATCTTCGTGATGTAAAGTATTCCAAAAAGAGCGAAAGTTTCAATGCCTACTCTTCGCAAATACTACATATATTGTCATTCCAAAAAGAGGGAGTCAAGGGTTTGTACAACTTGAGAAAAGACTCATTGTATCAAACGTATGGCAAAGACTTTTGGGGACCATTCGGTAAAGAAAAGAAAATTGATGGTGAAGTTGTTGGTCAACCGATTGAAGTCGCCGAGTATTGTATCCTAAATTATACTAACGAGGGTCATATTGTATATGATCCATTTGCTGGTATTGGTACTACACTTGCTGCGGCTAAACGTAACAAACGTGAATACCTTGGCTATGAAATAAGAGATGAAATCTGGCGCCATGGAAAATGTATCTATGCGATCTGATATTGACTATCGCGATATGGAATATCGCAAGTTAGGTTTTGATAAATTTTATGAATTTCATTGCGTAACAAACGATTTTTCTCCTGATATTTCAGTTGAGACTTGGATTGCCGACAACATGAATTTTGACTTTGAGAAACGTTGTGTCATGGGTTTGTTCCATGGCGCGACTTATGCTGGTCCATGTGAGTCAATGTTTGCTGATCGGTTTCCAGTGATGACCTCTGATGTACAGGGGTTGGTTGATTTCTTTTTTGAGAATAAAAAACGTCTCCTGTTTTCACCTGACTGTAAATACCGCAAAATGGTATTTGATAAATTTTTATACTCCGTTGGCGAGTCAATTAAGCCATATGGAACATTGGGAAATTTAATCCTATCTTGTCTACAAAGTGATGACAAACATAAAAATTATAACATGCTGAAAGAAAAATGCATGGGCGAGTGGTATCACTGGGGTAGAATGGGTCACTGGTGTTTTTCAGAAGCCATTGAGAGTTTTATCAAGGCGCCAATCAAACCCCCAACAATGGAATTTGCTGATGGCAAAAGCCACCGCTCTGGTTGGGCGTTTTGTATTGGGCGTGATGACTTGACTGGCGAAACTATTTCAAAAGAGGACTGTGAATACCTTGAACAAACTGCAGCGGAATATATTGCTGATAAGAAGTTTGTCAAGGCTGGATTCTTCACCCTTGAAACTGCTTGCTGTAATTACAAACGTCAGCATAAAGGCTCCCGCTATGGTGGATGCTATATAGATGAACAATACTCTGAAACGATGCTAATGAAAAAAGATTGGCCAGAGTATGATTGGCTTTGGGATAAATACCTTGAAGGTCGCCAAAACGTAATTCCAAAAAGTTTGTTATTCGAAAATCATAACAAACATGGCGAGGCATATTGTAAAGACTGGGTCAATTGCCTAAAAGAATTTGGTAGAATTCCTCGTGTTGAGGCTTGGTATAATGGAGAACCTCAACGTTGGGTTCCAATTAATCAACTACCATTTTATCACAAAGAGTCTGAAAACTCATTGACAAAATTTCTTAACTGAGGTATACTATGAAAGTTGTTGCGATTTTTGGCGAGCCAGGATGTGGAAAAACCACACTGATGCGTCGAGTGCTTTGTGACCTTGGGTTTGCTAAAGACTCATTGCTTGAAGACTTCAAACTTGTCCCATACCATAAACATGAGAACAAATATGTTCTTGGTAAATATGAAGAGGGCGAGGTGTTTGCTGGCACTGATAGGATGAGTATGGCAGTGCAACCAGAGGCAATTAAGTTTTTGGACAGTTTACCCTCTGATTCAGTTGTTTTCTTTGAGGGTGATCGTCTTTGCACTTCTTCTTTTCTTGAACATTGTAACAACAAATTTGAACTGCATATGGTTTACTTGAAGACCAATCGCGAAACCAGAGGGGCTCGTTACGCCACACGTGGTTCAAATCAAAATGAAACTTGGCTGGCTGGTCGTGAGAGTAAAATCAGTAACATCCTTGGCAACTTTGACTTGAAGTTTGTAACTGAAATTTTTACAAATGAAACAGTCGAAGATCAGGAAAAAATTCTTCAACATATTAGGAAGGTGATCCAATGATTGATTATAAATACAAGGAAGGCGAGTATGTAAATGAGATTCAAACTTACATCGACTCGACTTACAATCAACACTACTCTCAAAACAAATACCAGGCAACAGAATTTATCATTGACTCAGGTCATGGCACTGGATTTTGTATGGGCAATATTCTCAAATATGCCCAACGCTATGGTAAAAAGGGTACGTCAGAGGAGTGGCGAAAGGATTTAATGAAGATCATTCATTATTCTATCATTCAACTTTACAATCATGATGAGGCTATGAAAAATGGGAATTGATATTAAGGTATCTGTGGAAGAACTTCGCAAGCGTAAACTTTTCCTTGCGGTTCCAATGTATGGCGGTCAGTGTAGCGGTATGTTTGCCCGCTCAGTCGCTGATCTTTCAGCACTTTGCACTCACTATGGAATTCAGGTAAGATTTTACTTCCTGTTCAATGAGTCACTGATCACACGCGCACGTAACTATTGCGCTGATGAGTTTATGCGTAGCGGTGACACTCACCTTATGTTCATTGACTCAGACATCGGCTTCAATGCTAATGATGTGATCGCTCTGCTCGCGTTGTCCGATCATGAAGATCCAGACAACAAGTATGATATCATTGCTGGTCCATATCCAAAGAAGTGTATCAGTTGGGAAAAAATCAAGGTTGCCGTTGATAAGGGATTTGCTGATAAGGATCCTGGCGAACTTGAAAAATATGTTGGTGACTACGTTTTCAACCCAGTTGGCGGTCAAACCGAAATCCCACTTGGCCAACCAGTTGAGGTGTTGGAGGCTGGCACTGGCTTCATGATGATTCGCCGAAGAACATTTGAAAAATTCCAAGAGGCATATCCAAAGCAATTGTATCGCCCAGATCACGTCCGCACTGAGCACTTTGATGGCTCACGCCAGATCATGGCATTTTTCGATACACCAATTTGTCCAGACTCAAATCGTTATCTGTCTGAGGACTATATGTTCTGTCAGTGGTCACGTAAGGCTGGCATGAGCGTTTGGTTGTGTCCATGGATGAAACTGCAGCACGTTGGTATGTATGTGTTTGGCGGTTCACTGATTGACTTGGCCAACATTGGTGCTGCAGCAACTGCTGACTCCAGCCTATTGAAGAAAAAGAAGAGTTGATTTATTTTCTCGATTGTAGTATATTATCTTGATGTTTTGTTATAGGAGTTTGAAATGAAACTTAATGAAAATACCGTGAATGTGCTGAAGAATTTTTCCACAATCAACCAGTCCATCCTTGTCAAACCAGGCAATGTAATCCGAACAGTAATGTCTGGTAAGTCTGTTCTTGCCAAGGCGACTCTTGATCAAGAGTTCCCAAGTCAGTTTGCGATTTATGACATCTCTCGTTTTCTTGGTGTTGTTTCTCAGTTTGACGATCCAGAACTTGAGTTTAAGGAAAAGCATGTTGTTGTCCGTCAAGGCTCTGAAACTTGCGACTATACCTTCAGTGATCCTTCACTGTTCCTTGCCCCACCTGAAAGAGACATCGTTGTCAATGACTACAAGGTAAATTTCAATTTGCCCCAAGTTCATCTTACAAAGATCACTCGCGCTCTTGGCGTGCTTGGTCTCCCCGAACTCGCCATCACTGGTAAGGGCGGTAAGATTTTCCTTCAGGCTATTGATGTCAAGGGTACATCTGCTGACGTTTTCAGTATTGAAGTTGGTACAACTGATATTGAATTCCGCACAGTGTTCAAGAGTGAAAACATTAAGGTGATGAATGGTGACTATGATGTATCCATTTCACCTCGTGGTCTTGCTCACTTCAAGGGTAAGAATATTGAGTATTGGATTGCCGTTGAAGCAACTTCGACATATCAAGAATAATTATGTCAACAAGACGTAATTTTTTCAAATACCTTGGGCTTGCTGGCGGCGTAGCAACTGGTGGCGTAGTTGCTGCGGCTGCTGTCCTTCCTGACAATGAAAAGAGCGCAGCCATTGAACAAATGGAAAGGCAGAACGGTTCAGGTTTACAGTTCACTGGAAGGTATGGTGTGGAAGCACCAAAGCCTAACACCAACCAGTCTGTTTATGCAATTTGTACAAATGAGCCGAAGTTTATTCCTGGTACAGAAAAGCAAGTCAAGATCGCAATGAATGTTGGTCCTGATGGAGAAATGTATTTGATGACAAATGGAAAGTGGCGTAGAATAGTGACTGAGTGATTTTATTTTTTATGATGAGGTTATATTATGTTGAAAGACTTTTTGTGGGTCGAGAAATATCGACCAAAAACTATTGCTGATACAATTCTTCCCGAGGAATTAAAGAAAACATTTCAACAATTTGTTGATCAAAAAAATATCCCCAACTTGTTACTTTCTGGTTCAGCAGGTGTTGGTAAAACCACCGTTGCCAAAGCCATGTGTGACATGCTTGGTTGTGATTATATCGTAATCAACGGCTCGCTCAATGGTAACATTGACACGTTGCGTAATGATATCAGTAGGTTTGCCTCTTCAGTTTCCCTCAGTGGTGGTCGCAAGTACGTCATTCTTGATGAGGCTGACTACCTCACAAACAACACCCAACCTGCTCTTAGAAACTTCATGGAAGAATTTTCTAAGAACTGTGGGTTTATTCTCACCTGTAATTTCAAAGACAAAATCATTGACCCACTTCAGTCAAGGTGTTCAGTCATTGAGTTTAAGATCAAGAAAGG